GGCTGGTGGTGTAAAAGATACTACAGTTAATTTTTACCCTGAAAAAAATGGTAGATTTCTTGTGTCTTGGATTCCACCTAGAAATTTACAAAACCGTGTAATAATAAAAAATGGAGTTAAATATCCTGGTAATGAACATATTGGCGCTTTTGGTTGTGACTCTTACGATATATCAGGTACCGTAGATAAACAAGGTTCTAAAGGATCTTTGCATGGTCTAACTAAGTTCAGTATGGAAGACGCTCCATTTAATATGTTTTTCTTAGAGTACATATCAAGACCACCAACAGCGGAAATATTTTTTGAAGATGTGCTTATGGCATTACATTTTTATAGTATGCCTATACTAGCGGAGAACAACAAACCAAGGTTACTGTATTATTTAAAGCGTAGAGGTTACAGAAAGTTTTCTATTAATAGACCTGATAAACTTTATAACAAGCTTTCAGTTGCAGAAAGAGAAATAGGTGGTATACCTAACTCATCAGAAGATATTAAGCAAGCGCACGCCGCTGCTATTGAGTCTTACATAGAAGATTATGTAGGATTAAAAGAAAGTGAATATGGAAATATGTATTTTCAAAGAACGCTAGAAGATTGGGCTAAGTTTAATATAAACAATAGAACAAAGTTTGACGCAACAATAAGTTCTGGTTTAGCTATAATGGCTTGTAATAAAAACAAATATACTCCAGTTCAATTAGTACAAAAAGATCCAGTTAGTCTAAGCTTCGGCAAATATGACAATACAGGTTATACATCAAAAATAATAAAATAGATGATTTACACTAATGTTAATAGTTCATTTCCAAGTCAGGTGGTACCAGACGCAGAAAAGAATACTTTAGATTACGGTTATCAAGTAGGTAGAGCTATTGAGAACGAATGGTTTAGAGGTGATCGGGGCTTAGGCGCCGGTGGTCGTTTTGGTAATAACTGGCAAGATTTTCATAGATTAAGGCTTTATGCTAGAGGAGAACAGTCTGTAGCTAAATATAAAGATGAATTATCAATAAATGGTGATTTATCTTATTTAAATTTAGACTGGAAGCCAGTAGCAGTTTTATCTAAGTTTATAGATATTGTAGTAAACGGTATGACTGACAAAGGATATGAAATAAAATCTTTTGCAACAGATCCTTATTCTACTAGAGAAAGAACCGCGCATGCTACAGGTTTAGCACAAGATGCTTTTGCTGGAAATTTAATAAAAGAAGCAAAAGCTAATTTTAATATAGACTTACAAAGATCTAACGTGCCAGAAGATCAATTGCCTAAAAGTAAAGAAGAACTAGAGCTTCACATGCAATTAAGCTATAAACAAGCTGTAGAAATAGCAGAGGAAGAGTTAATAAATAATGTATTTAATTATAATAAATACGAAGAAATAAAAAAGAGATTAGCTTACGATTTAGTTGTTTTAGGTATAAGCTGCGTTAAAACAGATTTTAATTTAGCAAACGGTGTTGTAGTTAATTATGTAGATCCTGCTAATTTAGTTTATTCATATACAGAAGATCCTAATTTTGAAGATATATACTATGTTGGAGAAGTTAAAAGTGTAAGTTTAGAAGAACTTAAAAAGCAATTTCCATATTTAACTAGTACTGAACTAGAAGAAATACAAAAATATCCAGGTGATTCTAATTATACTAGAAACTACTATGGTCAAGATGATAAGTATAATAATATACAAGTTTTATATTTTGAATACAAAACATATAACAATCAAGTATTTAAAATTAAACAAACAGATCAAGGTTTGTTGAAAGCTTTAGAAAAGCCAGGTGATTTTAATCCTCCTGAAAACGATAATTTTGAAAGAGTACATAGAGCTATAGAAGTATTATACAGCGGAGCTAAAATTCTTGGTCATGAAAAAATGCTTAAGTGGGAGTTAGCTGAAAATATGACAAGGCCTTATAGTAATCAAACTAAAGTTCAAATGAACTATTCTATATCTGCGCCACGTATGTATAAAGGCAGAATAGAAAGTATTGTAAGTAAGTGTATTGGTTTTGCTGACATGATACAGCTTACTCATTTAAAGATACAACAAGTTCTAGCTAGAATGGTACCAGATGGGGTGTTTGTAGACGTTGATGGATTATCAGAAGTTGATTTAGGAAACGGTACAAATTACAATCCTCAAGAAGCTTTGAACATGTACTTTCAAACTGGTAGTATTGTAGGAAGATCTAAAACGATAGATGGTGATTTAAATCCTGGTAAAGTACCTATTCAAGAGTTACAAACCTCAAATGGTCAAGCTAAAATAAGTGCACTAGTACAAACGTATCAATATTATTTACAAATGATACGTGATGTGACAGGATTAAACGAAGCTAGAGATGGTAGTCAACCAACTAAAGATGCTTTAGTGGGTTTACAAAAACTAGCAGCAGCTGCGTCTAATACAGCTACTAAACATATTTTACAGTCGCTAATGTATTTAACAGTAAGAACAGCTGAGAATATAAGTTTAAGAGCTGCAGATATGTTAAGTTTTCCGTTAACTAAAAATGCTTTAATGAATAGTATAAGTTCTTTTAACACAAGCACTTTAGAACAAATGTATAATTTAAATATGCATGAGTTTGGTATATTTTTAGAATTAGAACCTGAGGAAGAAGACAAACAAATGCTTCAAAAAAATATACAAATAGCATTACAAACTGGCGGAGTTGATTTAGAAGATATTATAGACATAGAACAAATATCTAATATTAAACTAGCAAATCAAATGCTTAAAATAAAACGTAAGCAAAAACAAGAAAGAGATCAATCTGCTGCTCAAGCTAATATACAAGCCCAAGCTCAAGCTAACGCTCAAGCAAACGAGCAAGCCGCTTTAGCGGAGATGCAAAAACAACAAGCTTTAACAGAAAGTAAATTGCAATTAGAACAAGGTAAATCTCAATTTGAAATACAACGTATGCAAACAGAAGCTGAAATTAAAAAACAATTAATGGCAGAAGAGTTTAATTACAATATTCAATTAGCTGAAGCTAGAGCTAGAGTTGAAAAAGAAAAAGAAAAAGAAATAGAAAATCGTAAAGATGAGCGTGCTAGAATAATTGGCACGCAACAGTCAGAAATGATATCACAAAGACAAAATGACGAATTACCAAAAAACTTTGAGTCAGCTGGTAATGATTCACTTGGAGGATTTGGCTTAGAACAGTTTGAACCTCGGTAAAAAAAACTTTTAATTATTTAATTATATTATATTATGTCAGAAGAAGTAAAGCAAGAAGGTGAGTTTAAAGCTAAAAAACCTTCTAAACCTAAAAATTTAGGCAAAACAAACGAGGTAACTAAAATTGAAATACCTAGTACAGCTGTAGAGGTTCAAGGTGAAGTAGTACCTGAAGTAACTAAAGTTGAAATAAAACAAGAAGATGCCGTTCAAACACAAGAGACAGATGGTAGCGATGTTGCTATCAAAGGATCCAAAGACAGTAGCGACAGCCAAGAAGTGGTTGAAGAAGTACGGGAAACCGAAGAGAAAATAGAAACACCTTTAACTTTAGTTGAAGAAACTGAAGTTAATGATCCAGTTGAAGTTTCTAAAGAACCTGTACAACAAACAGAACCAACACCACAGTTACCTGAAAATATTGAAAAGCTAGTTTCTTTTATGGAAGAGACTGGTGGTACAGTCGAAGATTATGTTCGGCTCAATGCAGATTACTCAAGTGTAGATAACACTACATTGGTAAGAGAATATTATAAACAAACACGCCCACATCTTGATTATGATGATGTAAGTCTTTTATTAGAAGACTTTGGTTATGATGAAGAGTTGGACGACGAAAAAGAAATACGCAAAAAGAAAATTGCGTTTAAAGAAGAAGTTGGAAAAGCTAAAAACTTTTTGGAAGACTTAAAAGGTAAGTATTACGACGAGATCAAGTTGAGACCAGGCGTAACCCAAGAGCAACAAAAAGCAGTAGAATTTTTCAATCGATACAATGAAGAACAAAATACTGTAAAGCAAATGCATAGCGATTTTGTTAGCCGTACTAATAATTTTTTGACTGATGATTTCAAAGGTTTTGATTTCAACGTTGGGGACAAGAAGTTTAGGTATGGTGTTAAAAATCCAAAGCAGATAGCTGACGCTCAGTCTGATATTACTAATTTTATTGGGACGTTCCTAGATAAAGAAAACAAAATAACAGATTTGTCAGGTTATCATAAAGCTTTGTATGCGGCTAGAAATGCTGATACTTTAGCTCAACATTTCTATGAACAAGGAAAAGCTGACGCTGTTAAAGATGTTATGGCTAAGTCAAAAAACATTTCGACTGAACCAAGACAAACAACTCAAGGTGAAGTATTTGTAAATGGATTAAAAGTTAAGGCTATTAGTGGTGTTGATTCTTCAAAACTTAAAATTAAAAAAGTAACATTAAAAAACTAAATTAATTAATTATGGCTATAAGTCCTTTATTTGGGAGTATTGTCCCATCTCAACAACAACAATTGCTAGATACAAATTTTCTTTCGTTTAACGGAGGAAGCGGTACTGGCGATTCTGATACATTTGCACAGCAGTATCTACCTGAGATTTATGAGCAAGAAGTAGAGCGATACGGAAATCGTACGCTTTCTGGATTCTTGCGTATGGTAGGCGCTGAAATGCCAATGACTTCTGATCAAGTCATCTGGTCTGAGCAAAATCGTTTGCATATTGCTTATGAAGGCTGTACAAACGACCAGACTAACACAATTACTATTCCTGTTGCAGCTGACGTTAAAAACGTTGTTTCTCCAAATTCAACTATTGTTGCTTTGGACGGCGCTGGTAACGAGTTAACAGGTGTTGTAACTGCTTCAAACCTAAACACTGGTGCTTTAACTGTAGCTCCTTATGACGCTACAACTACTGCAATTCTTGCAACCACAGGTATTAAGATTTTCGTTTATGGATCTGAATATGCGAAAGGTTCATCTACACCTAATAACACTTCAACTACTGTTGCTGATGGTTATGTAAGTGTAGACCCTGCGTTTACTCAGTTTTCTAACTCACCAATTATTATTAGAAACAAGTATGTAGTTTCTGGTTCTGACACTGCTCAGATCGGTTGGGTTGAAGTTGCTACAGAAGACGGAACATCTGGATATCTATGGTATCTAAAAGCTGAGTCTGAAACTCGCCTACGTTTCGAAGATTACTTAGAAATGGCTATGGTTGAAGGCGAAAAAGCTGATACTACTTTAGGTGCTGGTTCCGCTTTTAACGCTGGATTTAAAGGTACAGAAGGTTTATTTGCTGCTATTCAGTCTCGTGGTAATGTAGAGTCTGGCTTTAATGCCGCTGCTACACAGCTAACTGAGTTTGATAATATTCTAAGAAACTTAGACACACAGGGAGCTATTGAAGAAAACATGCTTTTCTTGAATCGTGAAACTTCGCTAGGTTTTGATGACATGTTAGCTGCAGTAAACGCTGCTTACTCTGGTGGTACTTCTTTTGGTATCTTCGAAAATTCAGAAGATATGGCATTGAATTTAGGATTCAGCGGTTTCCGCAGAGGTTCTTATGACTTCTACAAAACTGACTGGAAATATCTAAACGATGCTTCTACAAGAGGTGCGATCGAAGATGGATTAATTCCTCCAGGATTTGGCGTTAGCGCTATTGACGGAGTATTGATTCCTGCAGGTACATCAACTGTATACGATCAAATTCTTGGTACTAACATCCGTCGTCCATTCTTGCACGTACGATACAGAGCGTCACAAACTGACGATCGTCGTATGAAGTCTTGGTTGACTGGATCTGTTGGTGGTGCTTTCACAAGTGACCTTGATGCAATGGAAGTAAACTTCCTATCTGAAAGATGTCTTTGTGTACAAGGTGCTAACAACTTTGTATTATTTACTAAGTAAGATTATTTTAAAGGTAACGGGCGCTTCGGCGCCCAGAGCCTTTATTTAACAATTATATTATATTATATCATGGCAAAAATAAAAGAAAAACCAGCTGTAGAAAAAAGCTGGGAAATTAAAGATAGAACGTATTTTGTAACTGGAAGATACAAACCGTTAACATTAAGAATACCATCTAAACATAGCGCAAAAGTACCTATGTTGTGGTATGATGAAGAAACTAATACTCAAAGAGAGTTGCGATATGCAACCAATATGGATAGCCCGTTTAGAGATGAACAAGAAGGTGAAGCTACTATTGGAACTATACTTTTCAAAGATGGTGCGCTTGTTGTACCTAAACGGTTTCAAGCTTTGCAAAAATTGTTATCATTGTATCACCCTTACAAAGGAAAACGTTATAAAGAATATGATTCAGTCGTTGAAGCTCACGATGAATTAGATATTATGGAGTTGCAAATTGATGCGCTCAATGCCGCAAGAAGTATGGATGTAGATCATTTAGAAGCTATTATGCGTGTTGAAGTTGGAAGTAAAGTAAATCAAATGTCGTCTAAAGAATTAAAACGAGATGCACTTATGTTTGCTAGACAAAACCCAGCTTTGTTTATTGATCTTGCTAAAGATGAAAATGTACAGCTTAGAAACTTTGCTATATTAGCTACAGAAGCTAAAATTATAAAACTAGCAGACGATCAAAGATCATTTACATGGGCATCAAATGGTAAAAAATTAATGAGCGTGCCGTTTGAAGAAAATCCTTACTCTGCTATGGCAGCTTTCTTTAAGACTGACGAAGGTGTAGAAGTCTTCAAGTCTATCGAGAAAAAGCTAAAATAACATGTAACAATAGTATAGGGCTCGTTCACTCGGGCCCTTATACTTAAAAAAAATATAAATGGCAATAAACGTAAACACTGTATATCAAACTGTTTTACTTATTATAAATAAAGAGCAACGTGGTTATATAACGCCTGATGAATTTAATAAAACAGCTACACAGGTTCAACTAGATACGTTTGAGCAGTATTTTGATGACTTAAATCAACAATTACGAGTGCCACAAGCAGATTTCGATTATTCTGATAGGCAAATGAATATAGATGAAAACATGTCTATATTTAAAGCTATAGGTAATTGTTTACCTAAATTAAACAACAATGTTATTGTTCCTGGCGCTTTTGATTTGCCAACTATAGATTTAAATACTGGAGACGGTATTGTTTACAACGATAACCCGTCTACTAATGAATTATCTTTTTATAGGCTTGGAACAATAGTATTTAATCCTGCGGCAGGTGATCCAGTAGAACTACAAAGACTACAGCGTAGTGATTTTTACAACATACAATCTTCTCCACTTACAAAATCTACAAAATCATTCCCTACATATCTATACGAAAATAATACTTTATTTATAAGACCTATTGATATAACTTCTAGCATAGAAGCTTCGTTTATAAGAAAACCAAGAAATGTTTTATGGGATTACGGTATTGGAGCTCAAGGTCAATATATATATTCTGCTTCTGGTTCTCAAGATTTTGAATTAAACTCAAGTGAACAAGTTAATATTATTCTTAAAATACTACAATATTCTGGTATAGTTATACGTGACCCACAAATTATACAAGCTGCATCAGCTGAAGTAGCGCAAACCGAAGCAAACAAAAAAAGTTAATAGATGTCATTAATAACAGAAAACAATCGGCAATATTACGAAGGCGCTCAAGGCTTTAGATTTAACGTTCCATCAAGTTCAAGTTATACAGGTTTTCTTACGTCCACACCATGGGTTTTATCAACAACGTTTGATACTGATTTAGAGTTTTATGGCTACAAGCAAAGCGTTAATGAAAAATATTCTTTAAATAATTTTAAATTATATTCTAGTTTAACAGCAATACCTGGTAGTTGGACAGAATATACTGATGCATATACAGTTTCTGGTAATACAATTACACTTGGACTTGTAACTTCTACTGTTAATTTAGCTTCACCTACACCTCAATCTTATGTAGAAGTTGCAACTGATTCTTTAACATCTAACGTAGAAGTTGGAGCGTTAATACTTGTGCCAGATGCTAATTGGAACTCTGGTATGATTGGTAACGACGGATGGGCATTTGTTAGTACTGTAGTCGATCAAGGTAATAATGTAACTAGAATAACGTGGACTGGTCAAGGTTACGGCACTGCTTCATATGGACCAGGTTTATCAGTTACTATAATAAATTATGTTAAAGAACAATCACGACCAACAACATATTTTGTCGTGCAACTTAAAAAACTTGACGGTGGCAACTACGGCGTTGACATTAATCAAAAAGCATTTGGAAATGTAGTTGAAGATAATTATGGTTCATATGCTTACACAGCACTTAACGACGTTATAAACAATTTTTTAGTTGCGTTTGTTGGTGCTGGTAAACTTATACCAAGTGTTAAAAGAACTGACGTTATATTCCACGCTAAAAGAGCTATGCAAGAATTTAGTTATGACACATTAAAAAGTGTAAATTCTCAAGAGCTAACAATACCACATAACTTGAGTGTAGTGTTACCGCAAGATTACGTTAACTATGTTAATTTATATTGGGTCGACAATCAAGGTGTTCAACACCCTATACTTCCTACAAATAATCTAACAAGTAATCCATATAATATACCTTTGCAAGATAACAAAGGCGTTCCATTACAAGACAACTTTGATAGTGATGTATCGGGCACATCTATTGTAGAAGATAGATGGAAAAATAATTATTTAAAAGGAAATTACCCAGATAACAATTTAGCTAACAGTACTGAATTTGGTTGGGAATATTATTATGGTGCCCCTGAATTTGGTTATGGTCAACTGTATGGCTTAGATCCTAAGTACGCAAACATAAATGGTTATTTTAACATAAATGAAAGAGAAGGTAAAATGTCTTTTTCAGCGAATTTAGTAGATAAGTTAATTGTTTTTGAGTACATCTCTGACGGGCTTTCTACTGACTTAGATACCAGAATACCTAAGTTAGCTGAAGAAGCTCTCTATGCTTATCTAAAGCATGCTATACTAGCTAGTAGAATTAATCAACCAGAGTACATAATACAAAGACTTAAGAAAGAAGCTAGCGCTCAATTAAGAAACGCTAAAATACGTTTGTCTAATATTAAATTAGATCAAATTGTACAAGTTATGCGTGGTAAGTCTAAATGGATAAAACACTAAAATTAAATGGCTGAAGTTAAAAATGCTTTTCTAAAGTCTAAGATGAATAAAGACTTAGATGCTAGACTTGTACCAAGTGGAGAATATCGAGATGCTATAAACATACAGGTTAGTAAATCAGAAGGTGATGATGTTGGCGCGTTAGAAAATGTGTTAGGTAACGTGAGTAGATTTGATTTTGAAAATCATTCAGGTGCTTCAAATTTAACCTGCATAGGTTATTTTGTAAATGAATCAGATGGTAATGTATATTTATTTTTTACAGATTATACAGATCCATATAACACAGCAACTCCTACTTATAGCTCATCTGCTAAAAACTTTATATATCAATGTAATTTAACTGATACGCCAAATCCTACAGCAGCACCACCAATTCAAAAATTAGTTGAAGGGGCTTTTCTTAATTTTTCAACCAATCGCCCTATAATAGGCGTTAATGTTTTAGAAGACTTTTTGTTTTTTACTGACAACAGAAATCAACCTAGGAAAATAAATATTAATTTTGCTATTAATGCAGCATTAAATGGTACAACTTATTACGAAAATGAAGATCAGATTTCAGTTGCAAAATACTATCCATACGAGCCTATACTTTTAATAAAGCCTTCTCCACTTGCAGCCGCTTCGGGCGAAGATGAATGCACTATGTACGATGCGTTTAGTGAATTTATACCTTTAAATCAAGATCCTGCTACTTCTCCTACTAACGTTCAAAATCCTTATTATGAATCTACCTTTCCTGGTGATCCTCAGTTTTTAGAAGATAAGTTTGTAAGATTTAGCTATAGATTTAAATTTGATGACGGCGAATATTCTTTAATAGCTCCATTTACTCAACCTTGTTTTATACCAAAGCAAGATGGTTATTTTTTAGAAGGTGATGAGCAGCAAACTTTCGGAAGTACTATTGTTGAATTTATGCAGAATAAAGTAAACAAAATAGATTTACAAATACCACTCCCTTCTCCAGGTGATCAATTGCAAAATGATTTTAAAGTTTCTGAAATAGATATTATATATAAAGAATCTGATGCTTTAGCATTGCAAGTAGTTGAAACAATACAGGTTGACACCGACTTTGTTAATAATGTTGGTAGTGGATCTATATTTGAGTTTACTTATTTGTCACAAAAACCATATAAAACTTTACCTGAAAAAGAAATAACTAGAGTTTATGATAAAGTTCCTGTAAAAGCATTAGGTCAAGAGATTATATCTAATAGGGTTGTATATAGTAATTTTCAAGATAAACATACTCCACCGAACTTTATAAAATATCAAGTAGGTGCTAACGAGAAATATGAACCATCAGATACTACCCCCTACGAGCAAAATAAAACTACTATAGAATATCCTAATCATACTTTAAAACAAAATAGAAACTATCAAGTAGGTATTGTTTTAGCTGATAGGTATGGTAGACAATCAACTGTTATACTTTCAAATGATCAGAATCCTTCATTAGGTGGTTTTGGAGCGGATACAATATACTTGCCGTATAGAGATTTAAATGATTCTATTACTTATTTAGGTGATTCGCTAAAGGTATCAATCAACGAAGCTATACAGAGTAATAAAAACGAGGCTTTATTAACGCCGGGCTTGTATAGCAGTGATTCTACTTCTGATGATTATAATCCTTTAGGTTGGTATACTTTTAAAATTGTTGTTAAACAAATACAGCAAGAGTATTATAATGTATATACTGCAGGCGCTATAAAAGGACTTCCTCTTAATAGTACTACTTCAGATCTTAATACTTCATTTATTACTTTAATTAACGACAATATAAACAAAGTGCCTAGAGATTTAACAGAAGTTGGACCTCAAGATAAAACATTTAGAAGTAGCGTTAAGCTTTTTGGTAGAGTTGAAAATACAGTTGCAGCGTTTAGTAACATAGGTAACGAGCAATATATATCAAATGACGATAGAGTTTCTTTTACCACTAATAATATAGAAGATTTATTTGATTTATTTGACGTGGTGGATTATGCAGGAACTCCACCAAATAAACCTATAACAAGTGATGAAAATCCATATTATCCTTTTTTCAAATCAGAATCAAACCCATTTGTAGCTGAATTTGTTACATCACAAAACTCTGCAGATCAATTTGGAGTTGAAAATGCTACAACTGGAACTCCAGCTTTTTACCCTAAAGTAGAAAATTTAACTATATTTGAAACAACCCCTACAGTATCAAAAATTGATTTATATTACGAAACAAGTACCGCAGGTACAATAGAAGATTTAAATGCAGCTGTTGGAAATTTAAGCGGAGGTGCTACAAGCATTGGTGGTTTTTCTTATTCTCAAAACGAAGGCATGCCAATTGGCACTGCTGTAGCTAGTGGTTTTGAATTTTTAAATTTTAGTTCAGTTGCTCTAAACGGCACGGCAAGTTTAGTTTCTGTTATAGATGATACAAACGCAAATAGAACTAGTGAATTTTCTTTAGTAAGTTTAGGCGGAACGCAATGGGAGTTAAGAACAAATGCTTTGTTTTTATATGGCCCTAATTCTTCAAGTAACCAAGCTTACCAGTTTACATTCCAATTTGCTGCCGGAACTAACCCTCCTACCACACTTCCGATTCAAAACGGTAATCTAGACAACGTTGCTCCTACGATAAATAATTCTAACGCTACACCTATTCAAAAAGAAATTGGTGAGCAATCGATATTACAAAACTTAAGTGGAGTTAATGGAAGTGCTGATACTAATCAAAATACTGTTGGTTTAAATTTTACTATTGACAATACGAATACAACTGGTAATGGTTTTTTTGTTGTTGTGAACCAAAATGAAGTACAAAACACAAACCCATCTGCATCTGGAACTTGCACTTTTGATTTAGTTCTTACGGACGATGGTAGCCCTCAAATTGGAACTACCACTAAAACTTTTGAAGTTGTTTTTGACGAACCAACTAGTAATTTTCCTCAAAAAAGTTCTATTAGTGATTTCTCAGATGGTTCTGGTGCAGCTATTTACTTTACTCCAAGTTCATCTTCAGGTTTTACAAATGACATTAGCTCAACTATATTCCAAAATGCACCTACATATAATTCGCCGCAAGGTAATAATACTAAGAGATTATTAATAGGGTTAAAGCAAAACCCATCAGTGGGTACGCCCGTGGTGGTGAGTGTATGCAACCCTGCCCAAACTACCACCAATCCAACCCCAGGGTCTTCACCAGGTTTTATAAATAAAAGAGAATCATTTTCCCTTACAAGTGGAAAAATATATATATACATAAATCCTTGGAATCAACAACCGTTGCAATTTAATCCTATTATTCAATCTACAACTAGTATTAGATATCAAATAGCATATAGAGCGGATTCTAATAGTGCTTGGACTACAGCTTTAGATTTAAACAATAATCCTGCTACTTTCACAGGTACTTGGCTTTACAATGGGAGTAGTAAAGAAGGTTTAGACACTACTCCACCTAGCAATTTTCCTCAAATATCGCTAAGTAAAACAGAATCAAATACAAATAGAAGATATGCCGGTGTAGTTTATGCTTTTGGTGTGGTTGGCGAATATAGAATATTGCATGGAAACTATATTACTACATTTGGAACTTTTACAAACAGTCAATTTCCAGATAATGGTTTTTCTTGCACAGCCACGACACCTCCTTCTTTTCTATCTAGCCCTGAAACAGCTAGTTATATTGAATATGGGGATTTTAATTATCCTCAAGCAGGGGCTGGAGGTCCTGACCAAAATATAGGTCCACAGAGCGGAAGTTTACAAACTGTTTTTAGATATCAAATAAATCAAACTACTTGTAATAGTACATTTACAACTACTACGAATGTCTTCGCTAGAGAACCTTTAGCTAAATACGTAACCCAATTATATACAAACAATTCTTTAAGCACTGAATATACAAGTTCAACTGGGGTTGATTACAGAATAAGAAGAATGAAATCTAGTGCAACAGCGTCGAATGTTTTTTTAAACCCTGAATATAGTAAAGATGGAGCGTATGTAATTAGATTTTCAAACACTACAGGTCTCGTTGTGCCTAGTAGTCAAACGCCTTGTCAATATTAATTATGGGAGCAATATTAGAAGTAAAATATTTCAATGCTTTTCAACTGAAAAAGACACATACTGGAACACCAACCTCTACAACTCCACCTGTTTGGGATGGTAGCACAGGTGTACCAGTTGGTTTAAACGGATCATACCCAGTAACATCACACCCACCCAGTAATGACGCTCAAAACGCAAGTTGGTCTATAGAAGAAGCTAGAATACAAGGTGGTTTTAATAACACAAATGTTGATTATGGTGTAAGAGCTTATCTTGTAGATCAAGAACCAAATGGTAGCCAAAGAACAAATGCTCTTATATATTCTGGTATATTTAATTCAAGAACTGGTATTAACAATACAAATGTTTTTAATGTAGCAGAAGATATAACTAAAGCTGTTGATCCAGCTAATGGTAGCATACAAAAATTATATGCTGAAGATACTAACTTAATTATATTCCAAGAAAATAAAGTAAGTAAAGCTTTAATAGATAAAGATGCTATATATAGTGCTGAAGGTAACGCTACACCTGTTAGTCAATTTAATTTAGTAATAGGTCAAATAGTTCCTTATGCTGGTAATTTTGGTATAAGTAGAAATCCTGAAAGTTTTGCTGTATATGGTTATAGAAAATATTTTGTAGATAAAGATAGAAATTCTGTAATGAGATTGTCTCAAGACGGTTTAACTGAGATATCTAACTACGGCATGGTTGATTACTTTAGAGATGAATTTGGAAATCTTGATTCATCGTCGTCAACAGGTAAAGCTGTAGGTGCTTGGGATATATATACAAAGCAATATTTAGTTAGTTTGCAAGGTAGCAACATAACACCTACGACATCTGGCCCTAACAATGAATTTTCAGATACATACCAAACTTTAACGTTTGATGAGTCTGTTCTTGGTTGGACTAGTAGATTTACATACAAGCCAGAAAAAGCTTTTAGTGTTAAAGCTAAATTTTATAGCGTAAACGAAGGTGTTTTATATGAACACAATTATCAGGAGTTTGGTAAAAATGATAATAGAAGTAATTTTTATAATGTTTATTCTGATTCTTTTATTACATTTATATTTAACCCTAACGTAAGTGCTTCTAAAGTATTTAAAACAATTAATTACGAAGGTTCTAGCGGTTGGGAAGTTTCTTCTTTTGAAGCGGCTAGAAGTTTTGAATTAAACGACACTGCAAACGTTGTTTTAAGTTACGATGAAGGTGGTTACACGCAAGACTCTATACAGTATTATGCTGGTTTTTATAAAAAAGAAGGTAAGTATTTTTCTAACCTTATAAATAATAGTCAAGCCACATCACAAGAAGTTTTATTTGGCGTAAGTATTTCAGGTGTAAAAGGTTATTATTCTACTGTAACTATAAGAACAGATAACTCTACACAAGTACCAGGTGAGGGTGGTAAAACAAGAGAGTTGTTTGCAGTTTCTTCTGAATATATAGAATCAAGTTATTAAATCAAATGGAATTAAATATACGTAGACTTACAGAAAATGATTGGGACACATTGTGCTTATGGTGGGATGCGTGGCCTGAATGGGTTAACCCACCTAAAGATTTTTTACCTGATAACGGTACTGGTGGTCTTATTGTAGAAAAAGACGTGCCTATCGCTGCAGGTTTCATATATTATACTAACTCTAAGGGAGCTTTATTTGAGTGGGTTGTATCTAATCCAGATTACAGAGAAGCTGACAGAAAAGATGCTATAGAGCTTTTAATAAAAGCAGCTGAGGAAGTGTGTAAAGCTAATGGAGTTAAGTATATGTTTAGTATAGGTAGATCTAAACCTTTAATTGAGATGCATAAAAAATTAGGGTGGACCGTTGACAAAAGTTCATCACATGAAATAACTAAAGTAATAAATTAATATGGCAGCAATATCAGCAGTTGTAGCTGGTGTTGGCGCGGCAGCCTCTGTAGTTAGCGGGGCTGTAGCAGCTAACCAAGCAAAACAAGCCGCAAAAGGAGCGAGAAATGAGAGGAGTAGAGCTGAAGCAGAGTTACAAGCTGTAAAAGACGCTAGGGAAAATATTATAAATCCTTATGATAACACTAAAAACTTAAGTGATTTAGCACAAGATCTGAGTGGTCAAATGTCTAATCCGTTTGAAAATATGGGAGTTGCTACGCAAGCAGCTGAAATACAAATGGAACAAGCTGATATCGCTTTAGCAAATACGCTAGACACGCTTAGAGCAACTGGCGCTAGTGCTGGCGGAGCTACAGCTTTAGCTCAAGCAGCTCTTCAAAGTAAAAGAGGTATTGCAGCTAGCATAGAGCAACAAGAAGCTAATAACGAAAAAATGAGAGCTCAAGGTGAAGCTAACTTGCAGCAACAAAAAATTTCAGAACAACAAAGGCTTCAGAGTATAGCAATATCAGAAGGGCAAAGAGAGCAAGCTGCTATATCAGCTGGAAGACAATTTGAGTTTCAAACAGCTGAAAATAGAACTAACATGGACCTTGACAGAGCAGCTAGTAAAATAACACAAGCTTCTGCTAATCAAGCTTCTGCTAATCAAGCTAAAGCTGCTGCATGGGGAGGTGTAGCCTCTTCTTTAGGAGGTATAGCTTCATCAGCTGTGGGAAATTAAAGGCAGCTCCTAGTGTAAGACCTAAAGTAAACACTGTAAGTACTTTAACGCCGCAAGGTTATAGTTTTTAATAAAGTAAAAAATGAGTTATAGAAATCCACAAATAATCGTTGATCGTTCAGCAGAAATATATTCGCAAGCCTCGGATCAGTTTGGACAACAGCTAGCTCAAGGCGTGCAGAATTATTTTGATAATAGAAAAAAGAAAGCAGCTGCTGTTCAAAAGAAAAAAAATGCATATCAACTAGCTTTAAACGATGTTACCTTAAATTATAATAATAGTTTAAATTCTGCTACAGAAGATATTAATAAAAGCACTTTGTTTCAAGATGTTCAAGATCAAGCTAGAGCTAGATTAGATGGTAATGAGTTTGGTATAGGTGTTATTGAAATGGCTACTCAATTAAAGATGAATCCTGATTTAGATAGAAATACTAGAGCTGAGTATTTAAAAGCTGTTTCAGATTATCAAACTTGGCAGAGTGGTATTACAGATAAGATAGGTGCTACTATAGTAGACATAGAACCACTAGAAGGTATGAACGCTGGTAACATAGGTCAAGGTTTCGATTTTGCTGGCACTGGTAACGAGAAGTTTCAAAATATGGTTGTTGCTAACACGCTTGCTAATAAATCTTTTTCAGGTATACAAACATCTAAAACATTAAATGGTAACATGTTAGGTGTTGATATGGTTATTAATCCTAATGATGAAATGATAAAGAAATACGTTAAAGAAGGTATTTTAGATTTAAAAGATATTGAACCTGCAGAAGACGGTAACTATTATTTTAACTGGACCAGAAACATAGACAAGTGGGAAGGTGGTCTTATAGCTGAAGTACCTTCTTCGTTTGATGGTGTAGCTGCTTTAGAGACTGCTGGTATAGTTGATAACAAGGGTTTACCTAAAGAAGGATTTTTTACAGAAAAAGTAGATGTTGTTACTAATGTTGACGGCACAGACAAACAAAGAATATCTACTAAACAATATTTTAATCCTGATATTTTAAAAAACAATCCTGTGTTTGAAACTGAAACTTTAAAGTATGCTAAAGGTTTAAGTCAATTACCCACAGGACAAATATTATCTGCTTTAGAAAATCATTTTAATGAAGAAATCAGTGCTAAAGAGTGGCTTAAGTTAGACGCTGATAAGCAAAATAATATAATTCAAACTCTTATTACTGATAAAGAAATAGACAGAATGACTGGTGGATTTAACACTGAAGTAATAAAAGACGGAGTGGTGTTAAAAAACCCAACAATAAAAGAAACAATAGCAGCCGACGAAGTCAGGTACTATCAACAAAGCGAAGGTAAACTAATTGAAAGACCTTCTACAGGTAGTAGTACTAGCGGTTCTAAGCAAAACGAAGCTGCTTTAGAAAACATAGAAGAATTAGACATTAGTTCTGCGTTCGCTGAAGGACCTTCGCAAGAACCAGGTAGAGGTGTTTTAAGCTTAGATACTTTAGAAAAATTAATCTCTAGACCTCCGTATAATATTAACGTAACTAAAGCTGAAACTGTTGGTGGAGAAGATACTAGAAAACTTACTAAATCTGTAGAAGGAGCTGATAGATCTGTAACTATATTTGATAGTGCTACAGACGGCGAAGTTAAAGCCGCTTTGAAATTTTTAGAAACAGGTGTTAGCTTTAAACCTACTGCAAATGTAGAAATAGATAATATACCTAACCTACCATAAAATTAAATTATGTTTAGATACAAAGGTTTTGATTACAGTTTAGACCAAGTTACGCAAGCTGCCGAAGAAAAAGGTTTGTCAGTAAATGATTACGTTAATGAGTTTGGTTTAGAAACTGTAAATGATACAGAAGAAATACAAACTGACCCTAATGAGGGAAAGACAAACGGTGTTGCGGAAACGGGTGCAACTGTAACACCGACAACCGGGCAAGCACCCGAGATTACGGAATCAGACTCGGTAGATACTTCTTTGGAATCACAACAAATAGATAATTCTTCAGAAGCTATATTTAAAAGACGCAAGCAAGCAGCTCTTGATCAAGCGGCTATAGATCAGTTTGGTGAAATAGAGCTTGAAGAGGTTGTAGTTACAGCTGAAGATCCTATTGCTGAAAAAAATCCTGAAGAGTTGCTAGAAACTATTCAAGCTATTGACAATAAAATAAAGCTATTAGCTGGAGATAATGAAGGTTTAACTTTTTTTGGACCAGGTGAAATGACACCTCTTGACTCACCAAAAAGACTAGCTCAATATAATCAACTTATAGAAAGAAGAAAAGAAGTTAATAAAACTTTAAATGAAAAGTTAAAAGAAGAAAGCTCAGCTAAAACTTTATATAGATCTTTAAAGCAAGGTGATAAAGCTTTAGGTGAAGCATTGCTTTCTATACCTTCTTTTGTCTACCAAGTAGGTTCGTTAATTAGTGATCCTATAAATAGAGCTCTTGGTTGGCAAGAAACTGATCTACAGAAGTTTGAAGAATCTATAGGTACTAGACCTTTATTAGACGGACTTATAGAAGAACAAGAGAAGTTAGCAACAATACAAGAACAATATAAAGATCTGTATGACATTGAAGGTGGTATAGGTGAAAACTTAAAAAAAGGTAATTATTCAGATGCTTTTTATTTATTAGGTGAAGGTTTAGCTCAGTCTGCGCCAATAAGTTTGTCTATGATGTTTGGCGGAGCTGCAGGTTTAACAAGAACTGGTTTAACTGTAGGCGCTGGTGTACCTCTCGCTGCTGCTGAAATGAGAACTCAATTAGAAGAATCACCTGAAGATACTAAAGGTGAAATGCTTTTAAAATCTACTTTAATAGGTATGTCTGAAGGTTTTTTTGAAGGGGTGTTTGGTGCTGGTGCTGCTGGTAAAGTTTACAGAAACATGGTTAAAGAGCTTGGAGAAGATCAAGCTAAAAAAACATTTAAGCAAAGTATTGTATCTATGTATGAAGGCGCTTTGCAAAAATACGGTGTTCCTGTTGCAGCTGTTGGAGGTGGTTTAGAAGAAGTTGCAACTCAAGCTACACAAAATGTAGTAAATGGCAAACCTTGGAACGAAGGTCTTACTGATGCGTTTGCGTTAGGTGTTGGTGGTAGCGGTTTGTATGGCGCGCCTGTTAATTTAGCTAAAGGGGTTCAATTAGGTAAAGAGACATATCAATCTATAAAGGCAGATTTACTTTTAAAACCTACTGAGTTTAAAACCGTCAGCCAAGCTTTTGCTACAGATATACCTACAAGTGAGGCACAAATAAAAATAAGCCAATCACCTAATGCTGAAAAAGTTTTAGTTAGACAATTAAAGCGTGACGTACAAAGAGGTAATTTAACTTCTGAACAAGCTGATGAAATAGAATTAAATTTTAGACAAACGCAAGGCGCTGTAAATCAACTTAAACCTTTAAATTTAACTGAACAAGATCAAGGTGAAATTGTAGAGCTTGTTAAAGAAAAAAACAAACTACAACAAGAAATAAAGCAAGTTAACGAACCTGCTTTGACAGAACCACAAAATCAAAGAGTAAAAGAAATAAACGATTTGCTTAAAGATTTTAGCACTAAAGCTGTAGTCCAGGAAACTGAAAAAGTAAAAAGTGTTTTATCAGGTTTAAAAACTGTTAGTGTTCAAAAACCTATGTCTACTAAAGAGATAGAAGATTATTTACTTAAAAATAATATTGCTGAAGACAAGTCTGACGCTGTAAAAAAATCAGGACAAGGTGCTTTAATAGTTCAAGATCCTAATACTAAAGAGCAAACGGTAATAGTTAATAAAGATTTAGGTAATATTGCAGATGGCTCACATGAAGGTTTACATGTTCTTGTGTATGAAACTATTAGAAAAAGTCCTGACACAGCAATTAGACTTGGTGAATCGCTACAACAAGAACTAAATAAAATAAATCCTAATTTAATAAAAGATCTTGGTATACGTGAAAGATTAGAGTTATATAAAGAGGATCCAGCAGCTGTACAAGCAGAAGAAATGTTAACTTTGTTTTCAGACACAGTAAGAACTGGAGCTTTTAAATTTAACGAAAATGTATTTACAAAAATTGGTGATGTTATCAGACAGTTTTTGAGTAGCATTGGAGTTAAAGCTAAATTTAATAACGGTAGAGACGTATATAACTTTATAAAAGATTACCAACGTAGTATTGAAAAAGGTAAGCTAACGCGTGGTCAAGAGCGAACAGCTACAGAAGGTGCAACTGGTAGATTAGTAGGTCCTAAAATAGAAACATTTGTAGAAACAACTACCGCAAAAGAATCAAGATCCGAAGAGGCTTCACAGCGTGTTCAAGAAATATACGATCAGCAAGGTACGGCTGGAGCGTTTGAAATTATAGAACAGTTTAAACCTATCACTAGCAAACTAGTTGAGCGCAGGTCTGAAGCACCAGGGTTTGATAGACAATTGCTTACTGATGAAATAGAAACAGGACAGCGTGGTATAATAGATTTAATTAGCGAATATGATCCTGAGTCAGGCGTACCGCTAGCGGCTTATATAAATAAGTTTTTACCAGCTAGAGCTATTGAAGCTTCTAATAGAATTTTAGGTGAAGAGTTTACAGAAGATGTTACAGAAGCTAAAAGTGTTGTGGCTGAAGAAGCAGCTGTTGAAGTTGCTGAAGAACCTAAAGGTCCAAGAAAACCTACTGAAACAACTAGGTTTAGCGATACAGTATTAACTAACTTAGGTGTAAAAAATAAAACTGAAGCTGAAAAACAAATATCAGACGCTACTAACAAAGCGTTTGAAGGTCAAGATATTACAAGGTTTGGTCAAACTAAAAACGTGCCTGTTGCTGTTGCAGGAATATATGGTAAGATGTTTGGTGTAAATCCAGAAACTATATATGATAAAAAACGCAATTACTCTAAGAAAGATGCTGAAGGTTTAACACGTATAAAGCAATACTTAATAGACAATGCTACTAGTGATTTTGCTAGACTGCCAAGAACTAAAGATGACTTTGGTAAAGCTACGTTTATACCTAACAATGTAATGAATGCTCTGTATACAGACGGCGAGCTAACAGGTACGTTAAAAGATTATTTAGATCTTATTAGAGAAAAACCTGTTAAAGCTATTTACAGAGATAGAGTAGGTCAAACTATACGAGGGTTATTTAATACTAGTATTAGAAACCGTATGGTTGAAGATCTTATACCTAGTAAACCTGAAAGGGCTAGAGCTGGAGTTAAGTTTGCTAAAGTTGCTAAACCTAAAGATGTTAAATCTGTAGCTGAAGGATCTATTAAGTCAATAACACCTGGTTTGCTTTCAAACTTTACTGTTAAACAGCTTAAAGAAATGGGTGTTGAAACGGTAGCTGATGCTAAAAGACTTCTTGGTCTGCCTGTTATGCCGGCAAGAGGTTCTATAAAAGCAGATGCTGATAGACCTATAACTAAATCTGGTTATAAAGGTTTAAAGGGACAGGTGCAAACGACAGCTAAATCTATAAGTGAATTTTTAAATGATTATCCTCAATATTGGGACATAATAAGAAGATCAACAACAGGTTCTTTGTCTAGATCTTCTATGGGATCTGCAAGGTTATATGACGCTTTAGTGCCTAGACCTAAAGGTCAATTTGATAAAGCAGAAAATAGAAAACTTTACAAAGGCAAAGACAGAACTTTAATAGATAAGGTTGCAAAAGAAATGACTACGCCTGATTTTGTTAAAGAGCAATTAAAACGTTTTGATTATTTAGAGCAGTACTATTTAGACGTACAAGAATATTTAAACAAAGAACCTAATGAGCAAGCTAGAATAGACAAGGCTTGGGTGTTCGGTCAAATGCTAGACGATGCTCAGAACGATATGGGTAGTTTAAATAGAATAAGTGCACCTATATTAATTGCCGCTGTAAACAAAAATGGCAAGATAGATATTGAGTCTATAATAAGAGAAGAGCACAACTTCCCTCAAAATCAAGTTGGAAATATACTTTTAGATGCTGCTATAAAAGGTGACGTAGGTAATGCAATGAAAATTATCAGAGCTACCTACATGCAAGGGTCAGTACTTATGTCAGACGATGTAATGCTAGATAAAAACTTTAAAACTAAAATGCCTAAAGTTTTTTGGGATAAAATAGTTCCAAGAATATTAGATGGTAGTTTACAAGTTGACCCAGGTGTTGCATCTGCTATAAGATTAAGTATGGCTGGTGTAGATTTAGATGGCTATAAATATTTATTAACTAATCAAAACTTTAGTGAGTATCTGTTTGGCTCTACAGGTTTACCACAACCTCAACAAGCTGAGTTAGTTTATAACTATCTAACAGGTGAAAACACACTAGACGACACTAGAAGAATTGGTAAGGCTCTAGCGACTGAGTATAAAAAATTATCCTCAGGAAAAATAAAAGCTTCTAAAAGCAACAACGGAAAGTTACCACCCGGTATAAGGCTAGAAGATCCTAGCACGTTTGATAAGTTTGGTATGGTTGATACCGTAGCTAAACAAATGTTTCCAAAAGAAACAAATTCAGATGCAGTTAAGTCAGGTAGAATCACAGCTTATGAAGCTCTTGATCCTGATCAACAATTTAAAGTTTTATTTGAGGTTCCTGGCACGCCAGTAGAGAATACTATAGCTGTCATGTCTATGTCCGACAACGCCATTAAGTTTGCTCGTAATGCTGATGCGCCTAACAAAGGTATAAGCGTATGGGACTTTGATGACACGTTGGCTACTACTAAATCTAACGTATTGTACACTATGCCAGACGGAACTGAAGGCGTTTTAAACGCAGAGCAGTTTGCTAAACGTGGTGAGGACTTATTACAAGAAGGCGCTGAGTTTGATTTTAGTGAGTTTGAGAAAGTCACTAAAGGAGCTAAAGGTCCTATGTTTGAAAAGGCCGTAGCTCGTAATAGAAAGTTTGGTAATGATAACGTGTTTATTCTTACAGCTAGAACACAGGCAGCTGCAGAACCTATACATCAGTTTTTAAAAGCGATAGGTTTAGATATACCACTTAGAAATATTGTAGGGTTAGGTAACAGTACGCCTGAAGCTAAAGCGCGTTGGGTTGTAGGCAAAGCAGCTGAAGGTTACAACGACTTTTATTTTGCAGATGATGCTTATAAAAATGTTAAAGCGGTGCAAGATGCTCTTAATGTATTAGACGTTAAGTCAAAAGTAAGACAAGCATATGTTAAACACAGTAAGTCAGAAGCTTTAGATAAAGGTTTTAACGATATACTAGAACAAACAACTGGTATTGCATCGGAAAAAGAATATAAGAAAGTTAAAGCAGAAGTAGCAGGCGCTTCGCTTGGTAGAGTATTTAGAGGTATACCATACTCAGCTCAAGACTTTGTAGGTTTATTATACGAAACATTAAGCAAAGGTAAGCTTGGTGATTCACAAATGGCTTGGTACAAGAAACACTTAATAGACCCTTATGCTCGAGCTGTTAATGATATTGATAATGCTAGACTTAGCGTTATGCAAGACTATAGAGCTTTGAAAAAACAATTAGGTTTTGTACCTAAAAACCTACGTAAGAAAATACCTGGTGAACCATATAGCCGTGAGCAAGCTGTGCGTGTTTATATTTGGAACAAACTAGGTTATGATGTTCCTGGTATTAGTAAACAAGACTTAAAAGAATTAAGCTTGCATGTAGCTGATAATGCTGACTTGCAAGTATTTGCTGATCAAGTTATTGCTATACAAAAAGGTGATTATGCTAAACCAAAAGAAGGCTGGCCAGCTGGTACTATAACAACTGATATACAAGAGAGTATAAACAAAGGTGTTAGAGCTAAGTACTTAACACAGTGGCAAAACAATGTTGATGTTATATTCTCTGAAAAGAACATGAATAAGCTTGAAGCTGCATATGGTAAGAAGTGGCGTAAGTCTATGGAGAATATGTTAGACCGCATGAAGACTGGTCGTAACAGAAGGTTTTCTGACGATAGCTTAACAGGTAGATTTACAGACTGGTTGCAAGGTAGTATTGGTACTATCATGTTCTTTAACTCTAGGTCAGCGTTGCTACAAACAATATCTTCTGTAAACTTTTTAAACTTTACAGATAATAATCCTTTAGCAGCAGCTAGATCTTTTGCAAATCAAAAACAATATTGGTCAGACTTTTCTAAGCTTATAAACTCTGACTTTTTAAAAGCTCGTAGATCTGGTTTACGTATTAATGTTAACGAAGCAGATATTGCCGACATGGCTAAAAAAGGTGGACCTAGAGCTGTAATAAGTAAACTACTACAATTTGGTTTTGCACCAACACAAATAGCCGATAGCTTTGCTATTGCTTCGGGCGGTGCTACGTTCTACAGAAACAGAATTAAAACTTATACCAAGCAAGGTTTATCACAACAAGAAGCTGAATCAAAAGCGTTTGAAGATTTTAGAGAGACAGCGGAAGAGTCGCAGCAATCTGCTAGACCAGATCGTATATCAATGCAGCAGGCAGGTCCGCTTGGTAGATTAATATTAGCTTTCCAAAATACACCATCACAGTACGCTAGAATAATAGACAAATCAGTACGTGATTTAAAAAATAGAAGAGGTGACGCTAAAACAAATATAAGTAAAATAGTTTACTACGCTACTATACAGAACTTAATATTTAACGCGTTGCAGCAAGCTTTGTTTGCTTTTGCGTTTGACGACGAAGAGCCAGAAGATGAAGAGAAAAAAGAAAAATATGTAAATATAGCAAACAGTATGGCTGATTCTTTATTAAGAGGTACTGGTGTAGCAGGTGGCGTGATGTCGGTAACTAAAAACGCTATAATGCGTATAATAGAAGAGTCTCAAAAGAAGAATCCTAACTATGAAAAAGTTGGTGCTGACTTACAAAGAATAGCTCCACCTATATCTTCTAAGTTATCTAAAATAAATCAAGCTGCAAGATCATTTAAGTGGGATAAAGACGAAATGATTAACGGTGGTTGGGGATTAGACAATCCAGCTTATTTAGCTGTAGGTAACGTAGTGTCAGCTACAACTAACATACCGATAGATAGAGGTGTTAAGAAAATAAACAACCTTATGAAAGCCTCTGACAGTGAGCTTGAAACGTGGGAGAGATTAGCCTTGCTTGGTGGTTGGCAAGACTGGGAAATAGGATTAGATGAAGACAAAAAGAAAACTAAACCAAAAAGTAAAAAAACAAGAAGAACAACTAGAAGAAATAAAGAAAGAAAAACTACAAGCAGATGAAAAAAATAATATTACTTTTAATATTTTTACTAATATCATTTAATTCAAATGGTCAGTTTTTTAAATCATTGTATGATGATTTTGTTAAATATGGAACTGTATACGCGGCGGGTAATATAAGTAACGCTAAGCTAGAACAACCAAAGTATTTTGTTAGAACAAATCCAGATAATTTATACGACATACCACTTGTTGTAGATCAGACTACATATCACGATTATAACTATAGATTTGGTGTTGGTATACGTAAGTTAGCAAGGTTTGGTTATGAAAGTCGACCAAACTTTTACAATGGTACAGAAAACAATGTAGGTTTATCTGCGCCTACAGCTGCAGTAAAAGGATTAGAGTATTTGTTACATTGGGAAAAACAAAGAATAGACGGCAACGAATTTGATAACAGACGTTTATTTGTAAGACATACAGGTAAATACCATATAGGCAAGTTTGAGTCTAGAGAATCAGGCAACGTTGGATTTGAGTATATGTCTGGTGAGGTAAGAGCTAGATTACCTATAGGTAACAAATTTAGTGTATCTGCAGGTATTATATATCGTACACACCAAAAAGCTTATGGCTACAACCCTATCGAAATATGGCTTAATGAAACAGTAATAGATGAATATTCAGGCCAAGAAATACCTGTTAACCCTTGGTATTCTTTAGGATATGAATATGGTTTTAAAGACGCGTTTTATTCTTCAGAAGTTTACAATCCTGACGGCAGCACATCACAGATATATAATTATTTATGGACAAACGATAGAGGTGATATAGTTGCCTATACAGATGAAGATTTTAGAGATCGAATATTTGGCAGCTTAATGAATAGATTTAATCAAGAAGCTTGGGCTGAACTAGACATGTTTGCTGAAATCGCACCAATTGTTGGTTTTGATTTTTATCATTATAAAAATAAATTTTGGTTGCATGCCTACGGCAACTGGATTATGCCTCACCACAGTTATGTAGAAGGCAACGAAGATTTTAGTTATCTGCATCGCAATAGTTGGGGTAAAGGTGGTCATAACGATTTATTAGGTGGTGAACAGTGGGACGATTACCAAGCAGGTTTAATGTTTGGTTGGAAAGTAACTAAGTCAATAGGAATATTTGTAGAGGGTGAATACACTAGGTTTTGGGACTCAGAAATATTTAATTCTAATTTTGGAATCAATATAACATTTAGATAATGGCACAGCAAATAGGAGAAAATACTAAAGTAACTCTTGATCTAAAGACGATAGGTATAATTATAGGTGGCGCAGTATCTTTAGCTACTATGTATTTTACTTTAAAATCTGATATAGCTCTTGCGATGGAAAAACCTGATCCAGTAATATCTAGAACTGAATATGATTTAAAAGATGAACTAGTTCGTCAAACAATAATGGACACACAAGAAGATGTTGATCAAATACTAGAAGATTTAAAAAAGATTGACGAGCGTTTATACGAAATAAGAAAAAATCAATGAGAACTTTAATGCTATTTTTATTAAGCGTGTTAGCTCACGCACAATCAGATGTGCCAGAAAAATATTGGATAGACGATAGTAATTTTGAAGATACTATAAGTAATGATAATGCTTTTGGAGATGATAATAATAACACTATTGTTATAGAGTTTTGGGCAAAGTTTAATGAAACAAATTGCTTTAATGAGTGGGATCAAATAGAAAATGCATCATATTATAGAGTTGATATATCAAAAGCACCAATAGCTAAAAAGAAATACAGAATTAGAATGGTACCTGCTGTTCTTGTTTTTAAGTCTGGTAGTATGGAAAAAATATTTAAAGCCGGTCTTGACCTTACGCTTCCTGTTGGGTTGACTGAAATACAAGAAACAATAAATGAAATTAACTTAGCATCAAATTTTTAATCATGGAAAATATATGTCCAATTTGCATTAGCTGCGGCTTTTGCTAAAATAAAATATTATGGGAAAGATTAGTCCAGCTTGTAAAACTGCAGCAAAAAAGAAATTTAAAGTATGGCCTAGTGCTTATGCCTCTGGTTGGGGTGTAAGGTGTACTAAGGCTGGAGGCCCAGGTAAAATGGGTAAGAAGAAAAAGAAGTAATGGCTAAAGCGTATAGAGGAGTTTTAAAAGCTCGTATAAATAAACTATACGGAGGCGATGTTACTTGTAGTAAAGTTAAAAAACTTAAGTCACGTAATGAAGCTACTAAGCGAGACGTGCAGTTGGCTAACTGGTTTATTAATATGCAAAATTGTAAACATGGCAAAAGAAAAGCTTGAGTGGAAAGACTCCGACGCGCCAGACGCTAAAGGTAAATTTAAAGATTTATCCTGTGATGCTTTAGCTGACTGGCTTATTAAAAGTCGTAAAGGAAATAAACAGAAAATAGTTGGTAGCTTAAACCAACAAATTGCTTTTAATAAAAAGAAAAATCCTACGTATGCTAAGAAGATGAAGTGTGCTAGGAACAAAGCAATGAAAAAACTAGATAAAAAATAATGGGGAAGATTAGAAGAATAGATGAGAGTCCATTGAAGCATTGCTATGCTAGCGTGTTGCATAGCCCTGAGACTAACAAAATGAGACAAAGAGTTGCTAGCTACGGTAAAGGTACTGGTAACGATAAAGCTTTATCAAACGCAGCAGAATTAAGATCTCCATTGAATAAAAAATCTAAAGTAAAAGGTGGAGGCACTAAGAAAGTTTGTTTGCCTGCTAATAAAGTAAAATCAATGAGTGCAGCTGAAAAGAAAAAAGTAGTTGCAGCTAAACGTACTGCAGCTAAATCTGGTAAGTACAAAAGATCTAGCAAGTCAAACGTAAAAGGTGCTCGTAAAAAAGGAGCAACGTTGCGTGACTGGTTTGAAAAAGAAAATTGGATTAACGTAGCAACAGGAGAACCCTGTGGAAAATGATTATGAAGTATTTTGAATATGAAGAGTTTGATTCGCCTGATATACAAGGTAGCGGACAGATGATGAGTAAAGAGTTATTGAGTAAGTTAGATATGATACGCGAAGAGTTTGGTAAACCAATCCATATCAACTCTGGTTATCGTACTGAAGCTCATAATGAAAAGGTTGGTGGAAAACCTGCATCATCTCATTTAAAAGGTTTAGCTGTTGATGTAGCTTGTAGTGCTAGTAGAGACAGATTTAATCTTGTAAACTTATTTGTTAAACACGGTATAACTAGACTAGGTATTGCTAAAAACTTTATACACGTAGACATTGATGGTGATAAAGATCCAGATGTTATATGGACATATTAATAGGAACAAAATAAAATGGGCGTACCATACCCAACAGTTCCTAATAAAGAAAGGGCCCTCGAAAGAGAGCCCTTTTTTTTTATCCGTCACATGCGGCACAGTCTGGATCCATTGCTTGCTGCGCAATATCACCTCGTAGCACTGATTCAGTACGCATATAATATAATGTCTTAATACCTTTCTTCCAAGCTTCTATGTGAACTTGATTAATCCACTTTGGTGTAGCTTCAGAAGGAAAAGCTAAGTTTAAACTTACAGCTTGATCTATATACTGCTGACGTATGCCAGCTTGATTTACAAGTTCTAATTGATTTATTTCTTTAAATGTTTTATATACATCTTTAACTTTATCAAAGCCTGTTAGATCTAACGTATCATGCTCAGAAAGACGCACTAGCTTACCATTTACGTAACCAAAATCATCTAGCTCTTTAACATCTTGTATACTACCTCCGTCTTCTAGTATTTTATCCCAAGTTTCTTTAGTGTTTATATTTGCTTTACGTAATACTTTTTCTAACTCTTTGTTTTTCCTAATGAACGTACCCTTCGCGCTTTGTTCAGTGAAAACATTAGCGGCCCAAGGCTCAATGCCAGGACTAACATTACCGGCAAGCTTA